ACTCACCCCCTTGTACATCGCGGCAGTCGCCAAACTAAGGGACGCCGACGTAAACGCGCCCCCCGCAGCGGCTACGACGGAATCAATCAAACCGCCTAGCGCCGCCTCCGTTAGTCGGTCTTTACGGGGCGGGACTGAAAGTCCGGTTATCCATGGCTCCCCGTCTAGGAAATACTGCTGGACCGTCGACGTAATGGATGCCTGGACCGTTACCGGGTCTGAGACCGTCAGGCCGGCGACGTTAACGTTTAGCGCCCTACGAGATATGCCTAGCGAGTTCAGGAAAGCCCCCGCCGGTTTCCGCGTCGCCCGTCCCTCCGCGTCGAAAGTGATAGCGTTGGCGACGGCTAGCAGTTGTGGGTCGGTAGGGATGCCGTCCGGGTTGCCGGAACTTGCCGCTGTCGCCTCAGCGTAGACGGTCACTTCCCCCGGCGTAGTCTGACCCGTGTACGGGTATACGTTGATGATGCCGGCCACCTCTTCGCCCCATTGCTCGTAGTCAGCGTATGCGCCGCCCTGCGGTCGTTTTTGGAACCGGTCGGTAATTCGTTGGCGGTAGGCGTCTGTCGCCTCCGCATCGGCGCCCGTAACAACCTGGGAGGACACCACCGCACCCCGCGCTACGTTCGGGAGGGGGTTAGCGAACGACACCACCGCACCCGCATCCAGGTTCCCGATTACGCCCGCGCCGCCGCCGTTCGTTTGGTCAGAAACCGCCCGGACTGTCGTCTGCACTACCGGTGCGTTGATAGCTTTGGCGGCGATAGTGATATACGTCACGCCGTTGTCGACGTTCACTAGCTGTGACCCCGAGGGCAGCACGCCGGTTTGGTTGGTTACGGTAATATCTATTAGAAGTTCGGCATTGGTCGCCGCGACGGGGTCGCCCACGCCGATTAGCCGGCCCCACTCGACAAGAGGAACTATCTCCCTCCCGTTAATTATTGTCGGGTTGGCGCTGGCGGTACGGACGAAAATTTGCAGGAACATAAACCCCGCGTATTTATACAACAGCACGAACACGCCCGCGATTGCTTTAGCGAGGACGCGTAAAAAGGACTTAGGCAGTAAAGGTATCGACTGGTTTAGCGACGCTTCTAGCTGGGCGATAATGTTGTCGTTTATTTCTTTAGTAGTGGGCGTCGTTAAGCTCATGGCGCGACCCCCCAGTTTTCGACGAACTCAAAGTGTGACTCATCGCCGATTGCTTCGATATCTACCGCCAACTTAATGCGGTTTAAAGCCGGCACGGAGGCAACGACCCGCACGTCGGAAGCGACCCGCACGTCGCGCATCCATTGTAAGTCGCGCATCGCGGCGGCTTCTATGCGCAATAGGTTGGCGCTGGTAGCCGGTATCCCCTGCAGTAAAAATTGGGTCTCGCTGCGGTATTTCCGCTCGGGCACGTTCTCGTCAATGTTGCCCCACCACCCCGACGTCGAGACTTGCGCGCCGCCGTCGTCTTCGTTGCCGCCGAACAGCGATAAATAGGCGGCGGTAGATAGTCCGCCGGACATTTCAACAGTGCCCCCCAGTACGCTTATTTCCCCTCCGTCGTTGCTCTGGCATAAAATCACGTCGCCTTGCTGTCCCATTAGTTATTCGCTCCTGTGTTGCCGGGCGGAGATCCGGCCGGGTGAGTATGTCCGGATATCTCTTTACCGGCGAGGGTTAGGCTCGTCGGTACGTCCACCAAGCCGTCCGGCGATATGACTACGCCGTTAATGGTAACGCTACCGTCTGCGGCCAATGTCAGCCCACCGTTAGCGTTCGCCAATACGATAGTACCGTCGTTTTTTAACCAGACGTCTGCGACCGCTTCACCACCGTCCGCGTCTCGTGAGTATATCCGCTTATCGCCGGGGGAGGTCAGAGGCGCGTTAATCGGGTCGACGTACGCTACTACCGCACTCGCGCCGGTTCGCTGCACATCTACGCCAACCACGTAGTCCGTTGCAAGGGGCGCGCTATCATCGCCAGTCGGGCCGAAGTGGTCGCACGAAGTCAAAGCCCCGCCGCCCGGGTCGCATGTCGCGGTTGAAACCTGCGCGCCGTTCCTCTCTCCGCGCTCAAAAGACAGCATTCGCCCTATCCACCCCACGGTAAGTCCTCCGGTATTTTTCCGCTAAAAGCGCCCGGCATAACCAGGCTAAGCGTGGCGCTTTCCGAGGCTCTGTCCCGTGTGAAAGCGACACTCCGAATAATAAAACTGTAGGCCGAATACACCATCGCGTCCGGCGCTTCAAGCGTAACCGTACTGTTTGGCGCCCATAGCGCTCCGCCTGCGTCTCTCCATGTCGCGACCGTAACAGAGTACGACGCCGCACCGGCGAACATGCGTCCCGCCTTAGCTTCTACGGCGGCTTTAACGTCCGCCGACGAGGCGTCGGATACCTCAAAAGTTAACGGCCTAATCACGCCGGGTAGGCGCGGGTTTTTGACCGTAAACTGCGACCCTTGCAAGCCGACCAGTACGGGTTCCAACCCCGTAACGTGACTATAATACTCCTGCGGGCTAAAAACCGGCGTAACAGCGACCAGCGGGGGTTCGCCCTGCCGTAGCTGCGCCACGGGCTGCCCTGCATCCGTCGATTGCAGGAACAACAGCTCGCCCCTCGGGGTACTTGACACGATAAAATTACGCTGTTTCGCTAGGCCCGCTAGAAAACTAAAGACCTTGCCCCCTGCTTTAATTGCGACGGGGGGGTCGAACGGCGCGCCCGCGTCACCCTCGAATACGACGGACAGTCCGAAAAAGCCCGCCAGTTTCTCCGCTATCTGTCGCAAGTTCTGACTAAAAAACTCTAACTGGCTGCCGCTGGTGCTGAACGCGCTGGCGGGGGCAGTGCAATCGTTCAGCACGCCCGGTAGAGCGTACGAACTGGTCGAGATAGTTTTCCGGGTCGGCCCTACGTCTGGTGTCACCCCGACCATGGTGCCGGTAAAAAGCGGGTCCCCCCCGACAGTTACTTCGACCCGTTTATACGAGAAGGGCCGAAAGGCGTCCCGGAAGTCGGGTGCGTTAGGGTCAAACGGTGCGCTAAGCTCCAGCGTGTCCACGCTGTCAATTGCGCGGGTAATTCGTACGCTCTCCCAAAAGCGAAAGCGGGCCCCGTCGATCAATACCGCCGTTTCCTCGGCATTTTCAGACGGGGCGGTGGAAGGGGCGCCGGAGGGCGCGACGGGAACGACCAACCGAACGCCGGCAGCAAATGGCTCTACCGCGCCCGGGTTGGCGGCGCGTATGCGCCCTGCCTCCCGCTCCGTGCCGTAAGTTACGCGGGCAATGCCCTCGAACGTATCGCCTGCCTTGGTGTCATACGTAGTAGACAATCTCGCGCCCCCGTGGAATCTCCATAATCTCCGTGCCGCTCAATTCGTTTGACGTGATCAGGAAGTCCAGTTGATCGTCGACGCTGCCGTATAGCTCCGCGGCCAAGTCGATAATGGTTCGCGGGCGGTCGATAATGACGCGCCGCTCTTGCTTCAATGTAAACGATATTTCTACTAAAAACCCGGCGGCAATCGCCACGGCTTCCTGCAGTTGTTGGTACGCGGCGCCGGTGTCGACTTCGCTCAAAGACTGGAAGTTATCGTCGCGCCACGCCGTTACGTTGGAAAGCTGCCCGAGAATTTCCTCGGCGGCTAGTATGGCGTCTTTTTTAGTCGTGAATTGGTTATTAACTGCCGACAGCACCGACCCGGTAACATAAGTGGAAGCGAATAGGTCCTTAAGGTGGAAGTCGTTGGAATTGCGAGAGTTTCCGCTCGGCGTAGCCACTGCCCCGTTTCCGCTAATTAAGCTGTTTGCGAGGTCCGCGTAGGCGCTCAACCGCGCTTCGATATTTGCCAAAGCTCGCGCGGGCGCCTGGATTAGCTGTAACGTCTGAAATGCCAGCGTCAAGGGCTGCGACACCAGAACGTCGATGCCTTGCTCGACAGAGTCGACGATAGCGTCAAATTGGGTTCGTACGTCGTCCTGCACGTCGGCTATCGCCTGCAGGCCAGACTTGGCCGTGCCTAGCAGGGCGTCATATGACCCTTTGAGCGTGACCTGCTCGACAGTAGTGCTGAGGCTAGTTAAATCGTCGAACTCTCCGGCGGCGGCGTCGTTGTACTCCGCAGTCGCGGCGACTACGGAACCGGCCGGGTCTTGCTGACTGGTCGGGTAAACTAACCCGATGGTCTCCCAAAATGTCGCCTCGATAATCGACTGGTTTGCGGCAGTTTTTAAATCGTCGCGGGTTTTAATTTCCCCGAACGGTACGACGTCGGCAGTGCCGTAGACTGGGTGCTCTAGTTTGCCGACCCCGCGTTCAAGTAGCGCAGCCTCAAAAGCGGCCGCCTCTGTGTCGTGCTCAGCGCCCCAGAAAAACAGGCGTAAAGGGTAGCGCCTGCCAGAGTGGCCGAGATCCTGTACGAAAGTTCCGTCGGCATCGGGAAACTCGAACGCCGTGGTTTTTTTAGTAACCGATTTTGAGACGTTCTCGTAGGCGAAAACCTGCCGGACGCCGGACGGCGAGGTATACGCGGCTTCTTTTAGTCTGTCGTTCCACGCCATTTAGCACACCATTTTTAAAACCATCGAGGTCTCGAAGTATTCCGCGAGAAGTATCTCGCCGTCTGGTTTAGACGGCGAGGTGTAGAAAATTTTCGGGTGGTACGTTCCGGCGGGCACGTTAAACAAGCCGAACTGAAACCCGACAGTATTGGAGGCATAAAAGGCGGCCGGAATTACGGAAGAATGTAGTGGGCTGCATATCTCCGCGTTGACTTCCGTGGCGCCCAGGACGTCGAGATCGACCGGCGCACCGTTCGTATCGAATACGTTAAACGTAGTGACATTGCTCGCGCCTTTGGCCGCCGGGATTGTCAGAACTTTAGACATTAGTTGTTATAGTGCCGGAGCCGGACGCGTTAATCGTCATGGTGAACCCCTGCGTTAAGTCGACAGCAGTCGTCCCGTCGGTGGTCAAATCAACGATTTTAAAGGCGTCATCTGCGGCACTCGTGTCGTTCAGAATGACGAGACACTTCGCGTCGACCGGGTTCGCGCCATCTGCCGCGAAAGTGACGTCGTCATAGTCCAGAGTGCTGACATTAGCGGCGCGAGTCCATGTGACTGTCGTTAACGCCGTTTTCCCTGCGTAGTTGCCGCCGATAGTCGCCG